CGGCAGCCCGTACGGCGCCAGCAACGGTGGCACCGTCAAGGGCCTCCCGGAATGGGCCGAGGAGATGGCCAGGCATCTGGAGTCCACCATCAAGCGGTCGCTCCTGGTCCAGCCGCACGATAATGAGCTGACCGTGGCCGGCGAGACCCAGCTGGTGGTGCTGGCCCTGGTCCGCCGGGTCCTGATCGGCCGGCCGGACACCTTCGATCAGGCGCTCAGTGGCCAGGGCTAGCACCATCTGGGTGGTCCGCGAGGATACCGAGCCGATCGCGGCGTTCACCGTCAAGCACGAGCTGATCAAATGGCTCGGCGAGCAGGAGGACCTGTCCTGCGTGGACGTGTGGCGCTGCGGGGACGGGCTGGCGCAGCTGCACCCCGGACACGAGCCGGTCAGGGTCAGCCTGGTAGATCTCCTGCCCGACGGCAACTTCCTGGCGATGCCTTGGAGCCCCCGGAAGAGCTGAGGATGGCCGCCCCCACCTGCTCCGGGGGCGGCAGCGCAGCGGAGGCCCCGGGATCCGAGCCCCGGGGCCTCCGTTATCTCCTAGATCAGCCCCCGGGACTTGAGGTCCGCCCGGCGCACCCTGGACGCGTAGGCGAACCTCAGCACTAGCAGCGAGCCTTTCCGGCCGTTGCACCCGGAGCAGGCCAGCTGGCAGTTGTCCTCGACGTACAGGCCGCCCAGCGAGCCCGGGATGATCCGGTCGATCGAGGGCTCCACTACGATCTCCGCGCACAGCTGGCAGATACCAGCGTCCCGCTCGTAGATCAGCGCCCGCAGGCTCTTCGAGCAGACCACCGCCGAGCCGGCTGGCTGCCGGGCCCGGCTCTTCTTCGACTTCCTGATCAGCCTGGGCAGCCCCGGCTCGTAGACCTGGATCCGGCCCGATTGCTCGTCCTCCGCCCAGGGCGCCGAGAACTGCGGCCGGCTGGCGGGCTCGTCCAGCGCGAAGAGCCGCTCCGCCACTGCGTTGCGGTCCACCCTCTCCTGCCTGCTGGACATGCACCGATTATAGCGGATCAATGGCAACAAGGAACCTTATATATGGCTCGTCATAATATGAGGGAATCCCGGTATAACGTCGTACCGGCCATAAACGTATTGGTGACCCCGGCGCAAACGTAAGGGTCAGACCGGCGCAAGCGTGTTACACCCGGCGCTAGCGCAGGGGTGACCAGGGTCTGGCCGTATGGTCCGGCCCCGGCGCTGGCGCACCCCGGAAAATGTCAGACCCCCGCGATACGATACAAGCAACCTAGGCGAGAGCCTCGAAGCAGACCCCCTCAGTCAGGAGCACCGCATGAGCATCGAGCACAAGGTCAACCACGTAGCACTCACCATCGACAAGTCGCTCAGCATGACCCCGCACTCGGCGGCGGTCGTGCAGGTCGTGGACAACCTCGTCGCCGACCTGGCCGAGCAGTCCAAGATCTTCGACCAGGAGACCCGGCTCTCGGTCTGGCTGTTCAACCACGGCGTCGAGAACGTGGTCTGGGACATGGACGTGCTCCGGTTCCCCTCGATCGCCGGCCTCTACCGCGCGAGCGGCAACACCGCGCTGATCGACGCCGTATGCACGAGCATCGACGACATGCGCCGCATCCCGCAGATCCACGGCGACCACGCCATGCTCGGCTACACCTTCACCGACGGCCAGGAGAACTCCAGCCGCCAGCGCCCGCAGCAGCTCAGCTCCCGGCTGGCCGGCCTGGAGGAGAACTGGACCGAGGGCGTGTTCGTCCCCGACCTCCGGGGAGTCCGCTACGCCGAGGCGTGCGGCTTCCCGGCCGGGTCCATCGAGAAGTGGGACCCGAACGCGCATCGTGCCGTGGAGATGCTCGGCGAGCGGATCAAGGAAACCTCCCGGTCGTTCTTCGAGGGCCGCTCGCAGGGCGTGCGCGGCGCCAGGAGCGGCATGTTCACCCCGGGCAGCTTCTCGGCCGCCGACGTCCAGGCCCGGCTCACCCCGATCACCTCGGGCGCCTACGGCGTCTACCCGGTGCCCGGCGACTCCCGGATCGACCTGTTCGTGGAGAGCGTCACCAGGCGGCCGTACCCGAAGGGCCGCGTCTACTACCAGCTGACCAAGCCGGTCACGATCCAGGACTACAAGGATGTGCTGGTGGAGGCCGGCGGGGTGCTCTACTCGGGCACGCTCCAGGAGGCCCGCTCGCTGCTCGGGCTGCCGGACTACGCGGTCAAGGTCAACCCGCGCGACCTGCACACCGACTGCAAGGTGTTCGTCCAGTCCACCAGCTACAACCGCAAGCTGATCGGCGGCACGCAGGTGGTCGTGCTCCGCTAGGCTGAAACAGCTAGCCCGCTCCAGCGAGCAGAGGCCCCCGGCGAACAACCGGGGGCCTCCTCCGTTTAGAAGTGATCCTTTTGGGCTATCATCCCGGTATGGACCGGATGACGTCACAGATCTGCGAGCTGAGCGAGGCCGAGCGCTTCCAGCTCCTGCTGCGGCTGTCCAGGGAGGTCCCGAACTCGACGTTCCAGCAGAATGTCTCCGCCGTGCGGGGCCGGAGGGGCACCCACCGGGACATCCCGGTGACCGGCTACGGGCTGAACGGCGCCGAGCCCGCCACCGTCTAGCGCCACGGGACAAAGCAGAACGCCCCGGCCGGGTGGCCGGGGCGTCTCGCGTCCAGTCTGGCTGATGTCCCAGCGCTATCCTCCTGCGCCCGGCTGGCCGGCGGCCACGATCAGCAGCAGGATCCAGCCGGTGAGCGTCGCCACGCCGACGTAGCCGAGCACCAGCCCGGTGATGGCCATGCCCTTGCCGTCCGAGCCGTCCCGGCGGATCTGGCCGAGCGCGACGTGCCCGAAGATCACCGCGAGGATCGAGCCGATCCAGGTGATCCAGAGGATGCCCAGCACCATCGACGCGATGGACAGGCCGTTGGTGCGCCGCGCGGGCGCCTGCGGGTAGTAGTAGGGGGCGGGCTGCTGGGGCTGAGGGGTTGTGAACGACATACAAGGAACCTTATCACGACGCTTGCTCGTATGCCCAGATTTTGAGCTGTTCTTTGACGACGCTGTCGTTGGCCCTGGTACGGAGCACGTGCAGCTCCTCGCGTCGCAGGACCGCCAGCGGCCTGGTCTTCCGCCACTCGTCGCACCGGGCGCGGTCGTCGTCGTCCTCGAACCCCTTGATCTCCACGTAGAGCTGGAGCTGCGGCAGGTAGAAGTCCGGGCAGTACCATCCGCTGCCGTTTACCGGGATGGCCTCGGCGCGGTCGGCCCGGTCGCAGGGGATCTTCCAGAGCCGGCAGAGCCCGTAAAAGAGTGCCTCGAATGGCGAGTCGAGCACCAGCGCGTCCTCGATTACGATGTGCTGCTTGGTCCGGTTGTGCTTGGACGAGCACTCGTTCGAGCAGTACTTGCCCGCGTTGGTTTGGCTGCGAGGACGGGTGAACTCCTTTGTGCAGTTCAAGCAGGTGAGGGTGACCTGGTTGGCCGGGTCGGCTTGGCGCTTGGTGCCGTATTCGAGCTTGTGCTCCTGGGAGCAGTACTTGCGCCCCGGGTGCCCGGTCTTCTGGCCACAGGGACACCAGATATCCGGCTTCTCGTCATCGGTGTAGGAGAGGATCCCGGCCTCGTCCAGGGCGAACCGGATCTGGTAGTAGTCCAGCCGGGACCTGGTGACGATCGACCCGAGCGGCATGCCCTCGCGGAATAGCCTGACCGCCTCCTGCGCTGCGTCCCGCTGGCGCTTCTGGATGCCGCCCTGGCCCCAGACCCCGTCCTGCTTGGCCCACCACTCCACGGTGCGCTCGCTGAGGCCCATGCTCTTGGACACGGCCGGGGCTGTTTCCCCAGCGAGGTAGCGGGCGATTGCCTCAGGCCGACGGGGATCGTCCTCCACCCGGACGGGGATCCGGATGTCTCCCGTGTAACGGGGGCTGCGGCCAGCCTCGCGGAGCCACACAGCGATGGTGCTGTGGTGGACGTCGCCGATCTCTTCCTCGATCTGCCCGACGGAGCTGCCAGCGTCGTGCAGCGCCAGAACGCGAGAGAGATACTTTGGCTTCTTGCCGATCTTCTGGCCGCCAGGGATCCTGATCTTGCCCCCGCCTGCCTTGACCAGGCGGCTGGCGGTTTGCATGGAGACGCCGAACTCGGCGGCGATCTCCTCCCGCGAGGCGCCTGCGGCAGCCATCTGCACTGCCAGGGGAGTGCGCTGGTCGTGGGTATAGTCGGTCATGGAAGCTCCCTTCGAGGTGAACTAGACACCACCATCGTAGGGGGCTTCCTTAACTTTTGCAAATCGTACTTAGACCACTTATGGAACCGCTGGGTATTAGTAGATATGGTCACCATGAGAATAGCAAACACCCCGCCGACCGGAGCCGACGGGGTGTTCGATTCAGGTCTGTGACCTGCTACGACTTGGTGATGGTTGCGATTCCGCGCGGGTTCAGGATGCTCATGGCCACCATCTCGTCGAAGACCCATCCCTTCCAGAATGCCTCGACGTTATGGTTCTCTTCCACGTCGAGACTGTACAGGATCGGGAACACGCCCAGGAAGTTCGGCTCGGGCGTGAGGAAGATCTTCGCCTGCGGGACGATGATCGAGCGCTGGACCTGGAACTCGCCGAACGAGGTGATCGTCTCGCCGGCCACGACCCGGTCCTTGAACGCCCACCCCGTCTGGTTGATGTCCCAGCGGTACATGTCCCGGAAGTCGAACGGGTTGATGAGCAGCCGGGCCGAGGGCAGCTCGTGCAGGTCAGTCATGGAGACCGCGCTGTAGAGCGAGCCGGGGGTCAGGTAGCCGGACGCCTCGGTGATGTTGTGGTTGGGGGTCACCACGTGGTCGGGGCGGGTGGCGTAGTCCGTCACGGCCGCCTGGAGGATGACCAGCAGCCGGGCGTCCTCCTGCTTGAGGATCGCCTGCTTGGTCTCGTCCTGGGCCTGCTCGACCGCGTTGATGCGGAGGTAGAACAGGTCCTCCTTGCGGATCGCCGGGCGGGAGGCGATACGGAAGAACCGCACCGGGATCCGCTTGCCCTCGAACGGGGTGACCCGCACTTCGCCCTCGGTGCCGGACATCAGGTACGCCTGGCCGAGGTCGTCCCAGACGTCGTACTCGACGGGGGTGCCGGGGGTGACCGGGTCCTCGACGAGCACGTTGCGGGTGATGCCCTGGTAGCGCAGCTTGAGCTGGATGGGGCCGACCATGCCGACGCCCAGCCGGCGGAAGCCGTGCATCTCGTCCGAGAGGATCAGGGCCATCTTGCGGACCTTGGCCTCGCGGGTCAGCGGCGACTTGCCCTCGCGGCGGGCGAGGATGTTGGAGACGTAGTCATCCGACTTCCGGGCGGCCGTACGCGGGCGCAGGCCAGCCTGCGGCGCCAGAGCCAGCTGCCCGTCCGCCGTGGGGGCCAGAGCGTTCATCCTGGTGGTCCTTTCCTGCGTTCCCGCGTATCTGAGGGGGTTGTTGATCTGCCGCTTAGTCGCGGCCGGCCGGAGCGGAGGCGAACGCCAGCTCGCCAGTGGTGCCCGAGGTGAAGGGCGCCAGGCCACCGATGGTGAGCTTGGTGCTGGAGTTGATCTTGAGCAGCCGGGCGCACGGCGCGGAGGTGGAGGCCGCGACGTAGGGGACGAGCATTCCCTGGTTGGCACCAGTGATCGAGACGGCGACCAGCGCCGCGCCCGTGCCGTCGGTCGGGTCCACCCAGGTGGCGGTCGCGTCGAACGCGGGGGCCAGGATCTCGAACTCGGCGTCGGGGCCGAGCACCCACACCGCGAAGGTGTTGATGCCCGCGTAGAGCAGCTCGTCGATGCCGTCGCCGCCCACGTACAGGGCACCCAGGCCGTAGACCGGCTGCCCGATCACGGTGGCGTTCATCGTCGCGTTGTTCATCTGGGCCGTGGTGGCGCCGGACAGGGTGACGAGGTCACCGCCAGTCCGGACGAAGCCCATGCCCGGCCAGATCGGGACGCCGCGCTGCCAGTTCGGGTCCAGGAAGCAGGCCTTGGGAGTGGCCTGGGTCCACGAGTACAGCGGGCGGATCGTCCGCTTGATGTAATCGTTGCTCAGGTAGGTCCTGATCATCGAGGTCACTCCTCTTGGTGTGTCTCCTGCTACTCCTTCTGGGGGGAAGGGGCACTCAGGCAGCTATGTCAAGGTCGTTGTGTCTGCGGAAAACAGCGCAGCCTTGGCTCCGGCGGAGATTGTGGAGTACTGCTCGTCGGAAAGCGTGACCACGTCGCCCGCTTTGTAGCGGCCCAGATTGGGCAGCACGACGTTCGTTTTGCCGCTGGCAATCGTCACCTGGTGCGACACGGTGCCTCCCAGATAAGAAGGGGCGATCAATGCGCGGCCACCAGCTGACATAAGGCCGTACTCTCGGTCAGAGACGGTGAAAACGGCCCCGGCCTGGTAGCGATTGCCATTCGGCGCGGCGTAATCCTTCACGCCGGCGTTGACAGTCAGCTGCCAGGTCACGGGGCCGTTCCGCTCAGCCGAGGAAGATGTCTTCGGCGTCGCCCGCGTCGGTGGACGCAGCCGAGGCGTAGGCCATCATCGGGGCGCCGCTGGGGGCCAGCGACGGGGGCCGCGAGGCGGTCCGCTGCTGGCTTGGGCGGCGGGGCTGGGCCGAGGCGACCCGGCCCAGGGTCTCGATCTCCCGGGCGATCACCGGCAGGCTCAGCGTGGCGTCGCGCTCGATGCCCGCCGCGACCGTCAGCTCATCGCCCTGGTCCAGCCCGGCCTGCACCCGCAGCCGGGCCAGCCGGATCGCGGCGAACGTCCGCTCCGCCTGCTGGTCCTGGAGGCTGGCGCCCTTGGCCATCTGATCCTGCTTGTCGCCGCCGAGCCACGGGAACGCGGTCCCGTCATTGCCCATGCCGCCGATGCCGGGGCCGGACGCCTTGAGCGGGTCCGGGTCGATCCGGACGTCGGTCTCGATCCGGCGCTGGTCCAGCGGGACCCCGCCGTCCTGGGCCGGGTTGGTCCCGGTCACCGGGGCGGTGACGTCCTGGAGGTTGGTGGCCGGGGCGGTCGGGATCTCGACGCCCGGGGTGATTGGCGTGGTGGTCTGCACGGCCGGGACGTTGGTCACCGAGCCCGGCGTGGTCCCGGGCCGGGACACGTCGTCAACCGAGTGGCCGCCGCCCATCGGCGCCGAGCCCTGCTGCCCGCCGCCTGCGTGCGAGCTGCCGGCGGCCAGCGCCTCCTCGGTGGACTGGGTGGCCGGCTGCTCCGGCGGGTCCGGCACCGGGGAGCCGGGGTTCATCACGTCCGCCTGGCGCCGGATCGCGTCCATCTCCGGGCCGACACCAGCCAGGCTGCCCAGCATCGCCAGCTGGGCGCGCAGGACGCGGTTCTCCCGCTCCAGTGCCGCCTGCCGCTGCACGCTCGCTGCGGCTGCGGAGTCCTTTGCACTTCCCATTACTGTCCCTCCGGGTCCGGATGGCCTCTGCTCCTTCTGGGCGGCCGGGTCGTTAGCTACAGGCCCGAGCCGTCCGTTTCCGCACTGCGGGCATGGGGCGCCCTCCGCCGCGCCGGGCTCCTGGGCCCCCAGCTGGGCGCCGCAGGCGGGGCAGCCGAGCATCGACGCCTGGGCGTTCGCCTCGTCCTGGGGCTCCTCGGAGGGGTCCTCTGGGTTCTGCTCGGCCTGAGTGTCGGAGCCCTGCTGCGCAGCCGGGACGCCGTCCGGGGCGACCTGGTCCGGGTGGTCCATCTGCCGGTCCGCGTCCGGGTCGCTGCCCTGCGGGTCGCCGCCCTCGCCGTTGCGGGCCGACTGGGCCGCCTCGTCCGCCTCGGACGGGAGGTTTACCTCGCCCGAGCTGTCCAGCTGGTCGCGGACCTCGCCGGCCTTGTCGGTGTCCGGGTCGCGGAACATGCTCGGCGGGGTGACGAAGCCGCAGACCGGGCACCGCTCACCGGACCAGGCGTCCTGCTCGCCGCAGACCGGGCAGTTCTCGGCGCGCAGCGTGTTCACCTGGGCGGGGACCTTGTCCTCCCCGTACGCCAGCGCCCGGATCGCATCCAGGTACGCCTGGCGGACGCTGACGTGCATGTTGCCGGCGCCACCGCGCGGGATGTCCGGGTGGGCATCGGTAGCGTGCTCGTTCCAGCGCCGGAAGTCGTTGACCTCCCGGCTCTTCCGGCCTTTGCCGGCCGCCGTGTGCTCGTCTTCCGCGTCGTTCTTGGACTTCTGCCATCCCCAGACGGCGGCCTGCGTCATGTGGGGATCCAGGTTCAGGCCGGTCTTCTGGTTGATCTCGTGGGTGGCGTGCCGGAACGTGTCGGCGACGTGGTTGTAGTAGTGCGGGTTGCTCAGGAAAGACAGGTCGTCGTCGCCCGTGGTCCGCCGGCCGATCGCCGTGCTCATCGCGTGCCGGTCCACCACCACGAGGCTGTGGCCCCGGGCCTTGTCTTCCGGCGAATCACCGCCGTGCTCGATCAGGTGGGCGAACGCGTTGGTCTTCGGCGCCCGGAGCACCTTGTCGATCGACTCGCCGGACAGGATCCTGCTGGCAGCCTTCTGGTGCATGCTCATCGCGCCGGAGCCCTTGCCGGGGATCTCCTCGCCGGCCGCGTGCGCCCGGAACGCCTTCGAGGCGTTGTGCATGTTGATGCCCCAGCCGGCCTGCGGGGAGTAGGACGACAGCACGCCGCCGCCCTTGTGCGGGTCGTTGCCGGAGATCGCGCGGGCCAGGTGGTGCGCGTCGGAGTACCAGCGGTGCCCCAGGTTGCGCTGGTCGTCGGTGGCCGCGAAGTAGGCGTCCACGATGTGCTGGTGGTTGACCGGGTTCGCCTTGAAGAACGGGTGGTCCGCCGGGTCCTGGTACGCGGGCCTGCTGGCCGCCTCGGCCATCAGCGGGACGTAGGCGAGCGGCGGGGCAGTGGTCAGCATGCTGGCCTCTCTGCTCAGGAAGCTGGGTGGCAGGAGCGCCGTCTTCTGGGGAGCGAACTGGCCAGTGGCGATCAGCATCGAGTTCTGGCCGCGCGTCTCGGTGGTCATCGCGTGCCGCGCCGGGCCGTGGAACATCCGGGAGTGGGCCAGCCAGGCCGCCTCCTCGCCGTGCCGGTCAAAGGAGCGGCCGGTGGCCGCGTGGCCGAACGCGTCGTGCACCGCGCGGAACTTGTCATTGGTGTTGTCGTCGAAGAATCCGTGCGGGCCGGTGGTGGCCGTCTTGAGAACCTGGAGCCGCTTGTTGTCCCGGAGGTCGGCGAGCATCGAGTGGTGATCGGGGTACGGGTCGTGATCAACCGGCTCGACCTTGATCCCCATCGTGTGGGTCAGGTGGTGGTACTGGTCGTGCACCTGCCGGCCCATGTCGGCGAACGCGTGGTGCGCGTTGCGGTCGTTCATCGGCAGCGAGTCATAGGCGCGGGCCAGCCGGCGGAGCCGGTCCGGATGGGTCTCGACGTGTGAGTAGCCGGACTCGTGCGGGTCGGGCAGGCCGGCCTTGGCCGAGTAGGAGCGGGCACCCTCGATCAGGCGCCGGTCCGGCTCGCTGGGCGCGTCGGGGGTATAGCTGTGCAGCCGGTCCTCGTTGATCTGCACGGAGGCGGTCCGGCCCCGGTGAAGGGTCCGGCCGCAGGAGGTGTGATGGCAGCCGGTCAGCGCGTACAGGTTGTCGTCGTCGGCCGAGGCGTTCTTCCGCAGCGAGGCGGTGAATGGGTCGGGCGGCATGCCCTGCGGCTGGCGCCGGGGCAGCCCCTGGCGCTCCAGGACGTCGTTGACGTGCTCGCGGGCCTGGTCCTTCTGGGCCTGCTGGGCCGGGATCGAGCTGATGACCGATTCGCCGTCGGACGGGATCGCCGGGTGGTCACGCTTCATGGAGTCCGCGTGGTGCCAGCCCGCGGTGGAGGTATCGGTCTTGTGCAGGTTGATCGCGACCGGCTCGTGGCACATCAGGCAGTGGGTGCCGCCGTAGGTGCAGTTCTCCTTGCACGAGCCGCCCTGGAGCCGGCCGGGGTGCGGCCCGGCGGGCGCGGCGGTGTGTCTGCTGGCCGACATCTTGAGCCCGCGCGCATCCGGCTCGCCAAGCAGGAACGCCGTAGGATCCGCAGGGTCCTCCACCAGCAGGCTGTTCTCGAAGAACGACAGCCCGTGGCAGATCTCGCGGATGATCTCCTCGCGCAACTTGCCGTCGGCGCCCCGCTTGCGGATCTTCTTGCCCTTGAGCGCGGGCAGGTGGCGGCAGTACTCGGCCGGGGAGGTGGCCTTGTTGCCGCACGCCGAGCACTTGGACCACTCGACGTCCACGCCCATCGAGGTCCGGTTGACCCGCCGGGCGAGGATCGCCTTGGCCAGCAGCGGGAAGCGGGCCGCGTCTACCTCCTGGAGAACCTCCACCCAGGTGTCCGGAGACCCGTCTGGGTTCCGGTCCCGGTGCAAGGCTGCCGCAACAATGACCCCGCGTGCGCGGCGGTGGTTGCTGTTGTGGTGGTTGACGAAGACAGGCTTCCCGATGAACGACTTCCAGCCCTTTTCAATCTCGTCTTCCGGAAAAGCATCGTGATTGTCATTGCAGCGAGAAGAGATGGCCCGAGCGCGGACGTAAAGGTACCCTTTGCGTGCTTCGTACTGAAAATCAACGCGGTGGGCTACTTTCCGCAGCGACTCAGGCGAGGCGTGGGAGGGAACCTTCCACGCCTCAAGAACCTGCAAAGCCGCGTGCTTGCGGATCATCGGGTCTCCTAGCTCTCTCCTCTCTTCCGGGGGCCGGGCACCCGGCAGCGACTGCTCGTGGAATACGCCATTATCTGAACAAGGAATCTTGTATAATTAACTGTGAGCGAGTCCGAGAAGGTGTGCCGGATCTGTGGCATCGCCAAGGACCGTTTGGAGTTCTACAGCCGGGCTGGGTCCAAAGACGGACTGCGCGGCGAGTGCATGAGCTGCACAAAAGATCGCGTTATGAACAGCCCCTCGAAGCTGGCGCAGAAAGCTGCCGCCGCCGAGCGCCGGGCTGCACGCGTGCCGTTCGATCCTGTCGCCTACAAGGCAGCCTGGTATCAGCAGAACAGAGATCGCATGCTGGTTCTCAGCACGGAGTGGCGTGCTGAGAACCAGGAGAAGATGAGGCTCTACCGGCGCAAGTGGCAGAAGCTCAATCCTGACAGCGGCCGGAGAACATCAGCTGCTTACCTGGCGCGAAAGCTAGGCACTGATGTACGCCTGGTCACACGACGCGATCTTGAGCGACTGATCTACCGCCATCGGGGACTCTGTGCCTACTGCCAGTTGAAGCCATGGAAGCACATTGATCATGTGATCCCGCTGGCTCGTGGCGGGAGACACGCCATCGGTAACCTGTTGCCAGCCTGCCAGGACTGCAATCAGTCCAAGGGTGCGAAGCTGCTGGCCGGCTGGGAGATCACGCGGCTAAGCATGGTCGCGTGATCAGCCCCTGGTGTAGTGGTCGGAGGGGTACTCGCTGGACGCCCGGCGGCGGGCGAAGTAACCGGACGTCCGGACCCGGGTCCCGGTGTGCGGGGCCAGCACGGCCGGCCGGAGCGCAGTCAGCCACTCGGCGGCCCGCTGCTCTTCGAGGGTGACCGGCGCGGCCAGCTCGTCCGGCCAGATCACCGACTCGGCCCGGCAGTACTCCCAGGCCAGCCAGAACGCCGTCACGGCCAGCACCGCCTCGTAAATGCTCAGCATGAGGCCTCTCCGATTCTGAGGGGACAGACCGGCCCCGGGGTCAGGCGCCCCCGGGGCCGGGGTCTGATTACTTGTTAGCGCAGACCGGGCCCTTGCGCCGGGCCTTTGACTCCTCATTCTCCAGCTCGGCGCCGCAGACGGTACAGACCGTGATGCCGTACATGGCCTCAAACTCGCGGGACTGGTCGGCGCTCATCTCGTGCTCGGGGCGCAGCTTGGCGACGACGCCCCGGACGCTGGTCCAGCGGGATCCGCCGGACTGCACGGCCTCGATGTCGAGCAGCTTGCACATCCAGTAGTTCGGCGGGTACTTCGACTTGTAGACCCGGTAGACGCTGCCCTCGTAGAAGTAGATTCCCTCGGGGACATGCAGCCACCGGGGCCAGCTCGGGTCCCGCTTGATCGCGGGCGCCGGCGTGGCCGGCTCGACGAACTCCACCTTGCGCGGCGCGGACTCAGCGGGCTGCTTGGAGCGGAGCCGCTGGATGACCATCAGCGCCGAGGCGCGGGTCAGGGGGCGGTCGCCGAGCATCTGCGGCGAGAGGTGATGGCCGGCTGCGGTCTTGGCCAGCTCGCGGATCTCAGCCATCAGGCTGTCGTCCATATCCAGCTTCTCGGTGGTCTGCGTCGCCATGCTGTCTCCTCGTCCGCTGCGGCTGCTCGTCTTCGCTACGAAGAGCATACCAAGAAACCTTGTATCGGGTCAACAGAACGACGAAACAAAACGGCGCCGGCTGTAGCAGCGGGGACCCGGCGGCCCGGAAGGAGCAGAGACGCCCATCGTGACGGAGGCCTCGCAGGCATGTTCCACCTCCACTGCCCCCGCTGTGGTGCCTGGACCACGGTCCAGGATCTCAGCGACCCGGATGCCGCGCTCAACTGCGGCTGCTGCACCCTGGATCACCACCACGGCCGGGCCGCCAACGCCTGCCCGGGTATCGAGGCGGGCCACCCGGGGGTGCCCTGCCACAAGGACAACGACGGTCTGGACTGCACCCTGCGCACCCCGCACGGCGAGGCGTGCCCCGGCGGCCACTGCACCCAGGACGATCCGGGCTGCACGGTCTGCCGGCCGATCACGGTTACCCCGCTGCCGGGGGCTGTAAAGGTAGGAGCGGCGCAGTAATGAAGACCTGGACACGGGTGGCGAGCGCGCTGCTGATCTGGCGGCTGACGTTCCTCGGCGCCAACATGACCGACCGGACCAACGTGGTCGCCAAGCTGCTCCAGGCGATCCTCACCTCCAGCACGGCGTTCACCATCAGCCCCGGCACTGGCGGAGGATCGGCGTTCACCTTCACGCCGCCTTACTTCCTGCGGCTGATGACCGCGCAAGGCTCTAACACCTCCAACGGCACCGAGCTGTCGGCCACCGGCTACACCGCGCTCGGCAACACGATGGGCTCCTCGGCGTTCGGCGCCCCGGTGAACGGGGTGTCGGCCAGCTCGAATGCGGTCAACTGGACCGCCGGCGCTGCGTGGACCGCCGTGGTGGCCGTCGAGATCTGGGACTCCTCCGGCACCAAACAGCGCATCCTCCAGGGCGCTATTACCTCGATCACTCTGGCCAACGGAAACACCCTCAGCTTTGCGGCGGGCTCGATCACCGCCGACGGCTCCGCCTGGTGACACCCCGGCACTGCTGATCAATCCAGAGGGCGGGTGACGTATGGCCAACCCGTCCCAGATCGGCGGATCGACCGTAAGCTCGTCGCTTTCCAGCCGTTCTTACGCAGTCACCGCCGCCACCTCGCCGGGCGACACGCTGCTGGTCGTCATCAGCGTCAACAACACCAGCTGCACGGTCTCAGCGCTGACCGATTCCCAGGGCAACCAGTACACCCTGGACAAGTCATTCACGACCGCCAGCCCGATGCTGTACGGGTTCCGGAGCCCCGGCGCTACAGGGGGCTCCGGCGGCGGCCCGACCGCCGGCCTGGCAGTGACGGACACCTGGACGCTGACCACCGCTGCGGTCAGCGGCAACGTCGAGCTGATCGCTGCTGACGCCCCAGGGGTCGGTGCTGTCGATCAGATCAGCACCGTCACCACCGGCACCTCCACTACCCCGTCGGTTTCGGCCACCCCCGCTGCTGCCAACGAGACCTGCATCGCCGGGTTCGTGACCGCCGGCAGCGGCGGAAGCCCCACGATCAACAGCCCGTTCACCTCGGTTGGTATCTGGCAGAGCGGGACCAACCCGTACAACACGATGGCGTACGACGTGCTGACCGGGGGCTCCGGCACGGCGCAGACATCCACCCTGACCATCGTCTCCGCCGCGTGGCGCGGGGTCATGTGGACGTTCCAGGCCGGCTCGTTCTCAGGATCAGCGGCCCTGTCCGGGAGTGGCTCCCTGGCAGCGGCAGGCACCCGCCCGGCTGCTGCCGCCCTGTCCGGCTCGGGCGCCCTGACGGCCAGTCCCACGGTCCAGGCCACGCTGACCAACAGCTTCGAGGGCGGCAGCAGCGGCACCGTGATCAGCGTGGCCAACTCCGGGGGCCTGTCAGGCAGCCCGTGGGATTCGCTGGGCGGATCCGCCACGCTGCCCGCCTACTCCTCGGCCGGCGCCATTATCGGCACGCTGGCCGGCGGCACCCCACTGGCGGGAAATTCGACCACCACGCTGGAATGGCGGGACTCGTTCGCTCTCGGCTTCAACGCCTCGTCGGTGCCCTGGTACGTCCGGGACTATTTCTCAATCGCATCATTGCCGCCAGTCCTGATGCGGCTGTCTAAGTTCCAGGACGACCTCGCGTCGGTAGACGTATGGGGCATCTGCATGGACACCACCGGGAAGCTGGGCATCAGGGACCTGGGGGCCGGGGCCTGGCAGGGGCAGGCCGCGACGGCGGTCACCGCCGGGACCAGGAACAGATACGAATGCCAGGTCTCTTACAACGGCTCTGCCTACAGCGTCACGCTCCGGTGCTTCTACGGCTCCAACTTCTCCGGCACCACCCCGGACGAGACCGTCTCTGGCACGATTACCAGCAGCAGCCCGGTCAACGTGGCCGCGTTTGGCGCGCAGGCCGCGACCGCGCAGACCTGGGCCGGGATTTACCACGACAGCATCGGCCTGACCGGCGCCGGCTGGTTCGGACCGGACACCTCCCAGTTCGGCTCCATCGTCCTATCCGGTTCTGGCACGCTTTCCCTGCCATCCAGGTTCGCCGGGGCGGCAGCGCTGGCAGGAACTGGCTTGCTGAGCGCTACCTCCAGGTTCAGCGCAGCGGCGGCGCTGGCTGGCGCCGGGACACTGGCAGATTCTCCGGTGTTCACGCCGGCTGCGGTGCTGTCCGGATCGGGCACCCTGCACACTGCTGAAATCGCCGGGGTAATCGCGATTCTCTCCGGATCAGGGGTGCTGAGCGCAGGGGCGGTTTACCCCGGCTCAATGCCGCTGGCCGGGCAGGGCACGCTGTCGGCAGCCGAAACAATCGGCTGGGCGGCAGCCCTGTCCGGCACCGGCACGCTGAGCGCCATGGTCTCCGGCTTCAACTTTGCCGTGCTGGCCGGATCCGGCTCGCTGGCCGTGTCCTCCGCGCGCTTTGTAGCAGGGGCCGTGCTAGCCGGGTCTGGCTCGCTGGTCCTGGCCCCGGCGTTCCGGTCCGGCACCGTGCTGGCCGGGCTGGGATCGTTCAGCGCGGCCCCGGCGTTCGCGCCGGCCGTTCCGCTGGCCGGGCTGGGATCGTTCAGCGCGGCCCCCGTTCTCGCAGCCGCCGCAGCGCTGGCCGGGACAGGCTCACTGGGGGGCATGCCACTCATTCTTGCGGCAGTCAATTTGTCCGGGCAGGGAACCCTGGGCGGCGCTGGCGTGCGCGTCTTCAACGCGCTGGCCTTGATTTCCGGATCTGGCACCCTGGCTGTCGGCACGAGCATCACGGCCAACGGCGGCGCAGCGCTGTCCGGAGAGGGCCTGTTCAGCGCCGCCGGGCTGATCATCGCGCCCCCGCTGTCCCTGTCCGGGTCCGGGACGCTGGCAGCAAATGCAGCGCTGACTCTCAGCGAGATGATCGTGCTTCTCGGCTCGGGCTCGCTCAGCAGCGCCCCGATCATCCCGGTGCCCGGATCGGCGGTCCTGTCCGGGACCGGCGTGCTGACCGCGAGCTGGATCATCAGCCCGCCGACGGCGGACTGGCTCTGGGCCGACTACCAGAAAAAGCTGAACATCGCCTTGCGGCTATGGCAGTTCTGGCGCGAGGCCAAATCAACCGGCGACCCGATCCAGGCCGCGCCGGCCTTCTTCAAGGCGTACCAGGCGGACGCGCAGGCCGATGCCGCCTACGCCCTTTGGCTGCATGTCTCCGGTTTCGGCCTTCCCGTTCAGTAATGAAAGGACCAGCGATGCCCCCGCTTGAACCCTCCCCCAGCGACGTGCTCGCCGTCTGGACCAGCCGCAGCTTCACCGCCAACGCGATCCGGGTCAGCGAGGCGATGGAAGGCAAGCCAGCCGTCGCCAACCACGTCATCATCATTACGCACCAGGACAAGCTGGGCCGCTGGATGGGTATCCAGGGGGAGCCCGGCGGCGTCGGGCTGGTGGACTGCACCCCGTTCCTGCGCGACAGCCGGACCCGCAGCAACCACGACCAGCCCCGGGACCTGAGCCGTCTGCCGGTCTTCCTGGCCAGCGCGGCCAAGACGATTGGCGTGCGGTACGACTGGGTCGGGATAGCTGAGGAGGGGCTCGACGCGCTGCACGCTGTGGACCTGGCTGCTGTGCTCGATCACCTGTGGCGCTGGCCCGCCGACCACGGCAAGCTGCCCGGCGAGGTGTTCTGCTCCAACCTCGCCGCGATGCTCTACGGCCTGCCTGCGGTCGGCTGGGCGCACCCGGATCTCGGCACCGAGCGGATGTGCATGCCCGCAGACTGGTGGGACTGGAACGACCGGCAGCTCTGGGCTGCCTAGTTCCCCCCAAAGCACACGCCGACGCCCAGCAGCTTCACGATGCACGTGGGCACCGGGCCCGGCGACGGCTGCGGGCTGCCGGTCACGGTCACAGTGGGCGCCGGGCTGGGTGCCGGCTGCGGCGGCGTGCTCCGCCGGGCCGGCGGTGTAGGGCTTAGCTGCGGGGACGAAGAGGATTGGGTGGCGACCAGCCGGAGGCCGGGATTCGGTGTCCCGCTTCTCACCGGGAGCAGGCTGCTGGTGGGGCCGGGCGTGGCCGACGCCCGGGATGACGGCCGGGGATGCGGCTCGACGGGCGGCAGGCCGTGGCCTCCGAGCGCGGCCGGAGGCGGCGCAGAGTGCGATTGCAAGACGCTGGTCTCAACGGCCATAGCGGAAATAACAATTAGCGGCATGATACCTACTTGGAGAACTCTATGCGCCCAAAGGTGCATAAACTTATCCTTTCTTGAGCCAAATGGTGACAAGAATGCTGGCGACGGCGGCAAGGACAGACAAGCTGCCCATGATGATGGTGATCCGCCACTGGCTTCTCTCGCTGATCTTTTTCAGCTCTTCCGCGATCCACACCCGGATCTCGGCGAGGTCGGTGTCGTGCCTGTGCCTCAGGTTCTCGATATCGTGCTGCGCCTCCTCATACCTTCTATCTACTCCCCGCTGGTATTCAGCGTATTCGTCCCGTCCGATCCGGGCATTGATCAGCTGCCAGATCTGGTCGAGCCGACGCGCGAGTTCCCAGTTGGTTGGGTCATCGGCCACCATCGCCCCCGTCTCGCTGCTCGGGAAACACGCGCTCCCGCCAGATTGCCCGTGCCGTCTCGGCCGTCACTCCCCCGGGGAACACGCGGCCATCCAGCCACACACAGCCGGGGAAGGTCACGTAAGGGACGGCTCCGAATAGTTCGGTGATGACAGGCTCGGCCGGGGCCTGAGCGAGTCCGGCGGTAAACAGGCGCACCCCGCCGCCAGCGAACGGGTCCTGCGCGGCGATCTGCTCGGGGGTGTGCATCTCCAGCCGGTACGCGAGCATCACAGCACCGCCAGGTCGTCGTCGTAGTAGTCGAGGCTCAGGCCCCGCTTGCCCAGCTCGTCGTCGATACCCTCGTAGTGGGTCCCCTCCAGCTGGAGCAGGTCCAGGTTCCTGGCCCGGGTGCCCCGGCCCTCGGAGATCAGCGCGGCGGCCTCGTGGTCGGGCAGCACGTCGGCCGTCTTGGCCAGGTAGGCCTTCGCGGCGGCGGCCATCTCGCCGTCGCCCCCGGGTGCCCCGCCTCCTCCTGCGTACTGCCGGGCGGCGGCCGTGGCGTGGAACTGGGCGACCGGGTCATCGGAGTAGGCCTCGGCTCCGGTCTCGTGCGGGCTCACGCTGAACGACTTGTCGGCCAGCTCGTCACTGCCGCCGAAGTTCGCCTCGCCGACCGTCTGGATCGAGGTGTCCGACGGGCTCAGGCTCTCGTCGTCGGGGCTCATCCCGGGCCCGCCCCCGGTGGCTCCCGGGTCCAGCGCGAACTGGCCCGCCTGGGCGGTGTCCGGCATTTCCACGCCGGCTGTGGTCTCCGGCAGCGCCGGCTCCGGGGTGGAGTGGAACTCGCTGTGCGCCCCGCCGCGATGGTGCACTCCCGCGTCCGGTGACAGCAGGCACGAGCGGCAGTAGGGGGTATTGCCGCTGAACGCGTGCGGGATGTCCTGGGCGTCGCCGGCGGTGCCGTCGATCCCGGCCCGCTGCCGGTCCCTTTCCCCGGCGTCCTGGAAGGCTTCCATGTTGGCCTCCAGCTCGGCGAGCCCTGCCTGGACCGCCAGCTGGACAGCGTGCTTGGCGTGGTAGCGGTTGTATTCGCAGGTCTGGCAAGTGCACTCGGGGTGGTGGTGCACCTCCGCGCCGGGGGTCTGGTCGGGCAGCTCCCGGTGCTCGGCCCCGGTGAAGCTGTGGCTGTGCCCCGCGTCCGGCCAGCTGCCCGGTTCCCGCTGGTGCTCCCAGTCGGTCTGGTGGTAGGGGTGCGGCCGGTAGCCATCGGGCAGCGGGTCGCCCCGGTGAGCCATCTGGTTCACTTCGTCGTGGTCGTTCAGGTGCTTCTCGTGGTCCCACCGGCTGGCCCAGTCAGCCGGGACGCCGTGGTGCTCGATCAGGTGCCGCTCGTACTCGTGGCCCTGCGCGTCGTCGTCGAGCGCCGCGTCCACCGACAGCCCGCCGGGATCGGCCGGGTCGGCCGCCGTGGCCGGGCCCGCCGTGTTGGTCCGGTACGCGTAGGGCACCGCGCCGCCCGGGGAGTCCGGGACCGCCTGGGCCGGCTGGTCCAGGCCGGGCAGGGAACTCTCGGAGGTGATCGGGCCGATCAGGCCGGAGTCGGGGATCTCGCCCCAGTCTTCCGGGTCGGGGGCGTTCAGCGGTCCGGTGTTGGCCGGGTTCTGGCCCGGGTCCCGGGGTGAGGTGGCGCCGTACGGCTTGGCCGGCGGGTGCTCGGCGTAGTTGTTGTCGCCCCACGGGTCGTTAGCCGCAGCGGTCAGGTCGATCCCGGCCGTGCGGGCCAGCAGCTCGACGTCGGCCGGGGGCTCCCCGGCCGCCACCAGGACCAGCGCCGCCTCGTGAGCCGGCCTGCGGTGGCGTCCCTCGCCCCACGGGCTCGGCTCGCCGCCGCCCTCGTAGTAGTCGTAGTCGGTGTCGTCCTCGGGGGATTCGGCCCAGTCCTCTGCCTCGGGCCGCTCGTGCCGGCCGGCCATCTTCGAGGCCGGGACGTTTACCGCTCCCGGCAGGTGGTGCTCCTGGCGCAGATCGCGGGAGACGAGCCCGCAGTCCATGCAACGGCCGTAGTCGTCCCTATCGCCAGAGCACCCCGGGCAGAACATCTCGGCGGTCTTGTGCAGGCTCGCCGCCGGGGCCAGCCAGGTCTGCGCCCAGCCGCCCGCGCCCCACGGCGGCATCGACTTGACCACCACCTGATGCGGCACGCCCACCTCGTCGGCGGACGGGTCCTGGGTGAGGTCCCGGCCGAACATGCTCCGGGCGGAGGCTTCCAGCTGGAGCGCGTAGACGTGCGAGCACGGCCGGCCGTTCAGCCGGCCCGGGTAGCTGGAGTCCTGGTGGTAGCTGGCCCACGGGCAGCCGCAGGCCCAGTGCTGGATAGTCTGCGGCCGGCCCGGGGGGCGCTGGATGCCGGACTCGTAGACGTCGTGGTCCCCGCCGACCTCGCCGATCACCATCCCGGCCGAGACGTGGGTGATCCGGACCCGGCCGCCCTTGCGGAGCCGCTTGGCCTTGGCCACCACGTCGCGCCAGCTGGCGGTGAACTCGAACCGGAACGCCTGGCTCCCGGCGGCGGCCGTGAACGCGCCGAGCGCCGCCTCCTTCGAGGCCGCCTTGTCATCGCTGCCCGGCTTCTCGCCGTCCACCTCGGCCCCGCCGCCCGCGCCGGGCAGCTGGAGCTTGACCGGGTTGGACCGCTTCGTGCTCGGCGACGGCTTGCCGCCCTGGCTCAGCGGCAGCGGACGCTCCTGCACCGGGGCGGTGGCCAGCGGCCAGGTCTCCGCCGGCATGTCACCCGACTGCGGCACCGACGGGGGCCGGCCGGACGGTGCCGCAGGCGGCTGAACGCCGGCAGGCAGGTTGCCCGGCGGCTCATTCCCTACGGCTCTGGATCCGTCCGGATCCGTCTCATTGCCCAGGCCGGCGTCCTCCCCGATGTCCTTGCCGTCCGGGGCCTGGCCTGGGTCTTCACCGTTTTCTAGGCCGTTTTTGTCTTGCTCGTTGTCCAGGGCGCTGTCCTCGCCCGGGTCGCCCTCGTCCAGGCTGTTGGCCGGGTCCTCCGCGTCGTCGGGGACATGGTGGAAGGTAAAGTCGTCGGGACCGTTGGTACGGACCCTCACACCCCCCTCAGCCCTACGGCTGGAATAGTAGGCATGCAGCTTCGCCGGGTCGTAGACGTCCTCGGGTGCCCGGACGCGGGTGCTGCTGAGCTGATCCGGGTCGAACTCACCAGAGTGGCCGCCCTTCTCCGGACGGGTCATCGTCTGCATCACCGGCCGGCTGACCGACTTGCCGAATGTGTCCGCCACCTGGCTGGTCTGGTGCCGGTGCGCGCCCTCGGCCAGCTCCCTGGGCAGGTCTGAGTGGGTGTGGCTGGCCAGGCCGGACTGGTGCAGCACCCCGTGCATGTCGTGCAGCCCGTGAACGGCGACCCGGGCGACGTCCGCCTCGCTGTACCCGTGGGCGTCCATCAGGTGCCGCGCGTAGTGGTGGTCGGGGCTCTGGGTGGCCCCGGTGTGGGCCAGGTCGCCCCAGCCGTGGTACTCGTCAGCGCCGTGACCACCAGCGCGCATATCGCGCATGGCGTCACGCATCGCCTCTCCCTCGAACGGGTCCTGCTCCTTCGGCAGCTGCTTGGTGGAGCCCTTCCAGTGCCGGTTGTAGTCGGCCGTCTCGTCGTAGAGGTGCGGGTTGAACCGGGGCGGCTCGTGCTTGCCAGCCGGATCCACCTCGCTGTGAAAGTGCATGTCAGCCGCGACCTCGCGGGGGTCCCAGTAGTGCTGCCAGGACTTCACCCCCGGGTGCTCAGAGCTGGCCTGGATCCCCTGGTTGGGCATGGCGTTGTGGACGTTGTGCTCCGGGTGCGGCTCCCGGTAGCTGTTCCACCAGTTCATCCCCTCGGTGGTGCGCTGGCCGTGGTTAATCCACATCCCGCTGCGGTGGGCGTGCGAGTAGAGATCGTCCATCATTGCCGAGCCGACACCGTGACCCTCGGTCTTGTGGCTCTCCAGGTTGGTGACGTAGGCGGCCTTGCCGTCGTCGCTCTGCTGGTAGTGCAGGCTGCCGACGTGCTGGCCGTTGTGGTAGCCCTTGAGCACGTGGGTGGGGGTGAGCCCGACTGTCCGCAGGGCCAGATCCCTGGTGTCGTTGTCCACCGGGTGGATCTCGGAGCTGAAACCGCGCGGCCGGGGGTGGCGGAGCGACTCGCCGTGCACCCGCATAGGCTCGGGGTAGCGGCACGGGCCGCCGTGGCGGACCGCGCAGAAGATGTCCGGGTGGACAGCGGCCTGGGCCTGGAGTTCCCGCTGGATGACCTCCTGGGCCGGCTCGCTGAGCTGCTCGTGCGGCTGGAGCGGATGGCGGCCGGTGAAGTTGCCCGACGGGACGAAGTCGCCGGCGCTGGCCGCCGCGCCGTTGTCCCAGCTGTGCAGCTCGGTGCGCTCCTGGCCGGTCCACGGGACCCGGGCCTCGTGCTTGAGGTGCTCCTCCGGGTAGTGCAGCTCGTCCTCATCGTCGGTGTCGTGGTCACCACGCGGGCCCCTGGGTTTGTCCGCCGCGAAGTTGTTCCAGTCATTCCAGTTATCCTGATCAACTCCGAATGCGGCCCCGAATGACATGCCGAACATGCCGTCGCCGGCCGATACCCCGGCGGGGAACATCCCGGCGGTGGCGCCGTTGCCGGTGTCGTCGTCCATCCCGGAGAGCGGCTTGTCCTGGTCCGGGTCGCCCTGGCCCTCGGTGGACTCGCCGTCGTAGGCGTTCGGGTCCTGGGCGCGGGGCCGGGAACCGTGCTCGGGGGCGTCGCCGTGGCCGTCGATCTGCTCACCGTTGATCGTGGTGGCCACGGCGTCCAGCCGGTCCGCGTCCTCCAGCTGGTGCAGCCGGGCCATCACGTTCTGGGCGAACTCTTCCTGGCCATAGCCGGGCACGTCCTCGATCTGCGGCTCTGGCGGTTCGCCCAGGTTCTCGTCGCGCCACTGCTGGTTGCCGGGGGCCTCCCAGTACATGCCGGTGTCGGCCTCGCCGCCGTTGGGGTCGTCGTCGCGCTCGTCGTAGCCCTGGGCGTAGGCGTCGGCGGTGCGGCGGGACCCGATCATCCGGATCAGCCCGGCGGGGTCCGGCCGGTCGTGCAGGATCTGGCCCATCTCCGGGTAATCCTCCGAGGCCAGGTGGATCTCCCCGGCCTCGGCTTCAAGCCCGGCGGTCACCCCGGCGGGCAAGTTGCCGTGCGGGCCGGACGGTGCACGATAACTATCGGGTACGGCGCGCAGCTGGCTGGAGGTGTACGTGCCGCCGCCCATGCCGTTGTCCAGGACCACCTGGTACTCGGTCACGCCGGGCGCGAATGAGGCCGTGGCGAACTGGATCCGGCCGGCGATGCCGTCAATCGTGACCACCCGCTGGCCGGGGTGGAACTCGGCGTCGAGGGCGGCCTCATGCGCGGCGGCACCCACCGCGTGCCTGACGATCTTGCGCTCCACAGGTCCCGCCTCCCGGTCACCCCTTCCGGGTGCCGGCTGGGCGGGTAATAGGAAAGGGCCGGCGCTCAGGCCGGCCCTTTCACATTCGTCCCCTCAGACAGGAGCAACGCAAGCGGAGACCAAGTCCGACGTGCCCCACGCAAAAATTATCAGGCTGTGACCGTGCCTGCTACTGTCAAACTCGTTAGACAGATCACATTTTCCCTGATAAGGTTCCTTGTAATCAAGAAGAACCGCACGTGAGACCGGGTGGGGGAACCTGTGGCTGAGATCATCATCGACCTCAAGAAGAACGGCCTGACCCACGCCTCTGGCAAGAGCGACCGCTGCGAGGGCCAGCACCGGATCCGGTTCAGCCTGGATGAAGAGGGCCTGCACGTAGACGGCGACTGCCTGACCGAGGGGGCACTGGCAGCCCTCCAGAAGCTGCACGAGGCTGTCCACCCGCAGGGTGCCGTGTCGGTGCTGTACTGCCGGGATCCGGCCTGTAGCGAGATCGTGGACGAGCTGAGCAGCGACGCCTCGTGACCGGCGAGGTCGTCAGCCTGGACAAGCGGCGGCCCCGGCCGCTGCACATGATGACCGCTGAGCAGGAGGCAGAAGCGCTGGCTGACCTCGCGCGCGCGCGCGAGGAGCGTGACAGCACTATCAGGGACGCGCGGCAGGGGTTCGCCGACCGGGTCCGGGCCTATGAGGCGGCCGGGATCTCGGTGTCCTCCATCGCCGTCGCGGCCGGGTTCAGCCGGCAGCGCGTCTACCAGATCAGGGACGGGAGGTTAGGAGGTCCCTGCCCCCGTGCGCGCGCGACCGCCCGTGCACTGCCGAGAGCCTGGAGAGATCAGTGCCGACTGTCCCCTCATACCTGATCCCGTTCGACGAGAACGGCAGCCTGATGCCGTTCTCGATGCCGGACTGGTGCCGCCCATCCAACGTGCCGAAGGCCGCCGAGTGGAGGCCCAGGGAACCATTCCCGGCCACGCTGACCCTGGCCGGGCTGAAACGCCACCGGAAGACGCACATGTTCTACTGGACCGATCCGGATGACCGCATCTTCCCCATGTTCCCGCAGGACCTGCGGGACCTGATCCTCGCCGGGGCCATGATCGAGAAGGCCGCCGTCACCGGCCGGTGGAGGGGAATCAAGCGGTCCGAGAACTACGGCGTCTGCTGGGTCGGCCCCTGATGGCCAGGTACTCGCCCCGGTTCGCTGACGCGCTGCTGCGCAAGATCATGGAGCCGCTACTCAGCGGGGCACCGCTAAAGCTGTCGCTGGACACCGGCCGGCGATTGACTCGCGTCGAGCTGATCACCATCCCGGCGTACTGCAAGATGGTCGCGACCGTCCCGCCTGGAGCCGCCGAGGTCAGGTTCGAGAACATGCCTGCCTGCCAGGTCGAGTACGTTGACTATTACGATCAGAATGGTGTGCGGATCATCCGGATATATCTTGGCCGGGTCATTTGCCGTGGGGAAACCATTACCGCTTACACGGATCATATTGTCAGTGCCACGTAGCAGGATACTGATATGACCGTTCTCACGTTCCCTCAGCGTGAAGTGGCGACGCCGGCGCTGCTGAACTACTACACGGCGATCGACGACGATCACCTGCTCGGGACGATTTACCTGCTGCACTTCGTGGACCCCGCCACCGGCCAGCACATCCGGTTCGGGCACGCCGGGCACTACCTGGGCTGGACCGGCAACCTGATGCAGCGGATGGCCAGGCACGGCACCCACGACGGCGCGGTGCTGATGCGCCACGTCCGGGCGGCGGGCATCGAGTGGCAGGTGGCCCGGCTGTGGACCGGCACCCGCAGTCACGAGCGGCGGCTCAAGGACCGTGGCCAGGCCCGGAAGTGCCCGCTGTGCGGGGCGCACCCGGTCAGTCCCCGGATGGAGGGTCTTTCACCTCTGGTGATCCCCGGCACACTGGCCGGCCGGACGAGCCCGTTCCGTCTGGCGGCCTGATAACATCATCCGATGGCTGGTCAGTGACCAGCCTCCCTGGTAGGCGCAATCCCCCGTGCGCCGGCCCGCCGCAGCCCCCGGATCCCCCGTCGGGGGCTGCGTCACGTCAGGAGTACTTCCCGGCCCCGGCCAGGTCCTCGTCGTTCTCGCGGACGCCCAGCTCGCGCCGGATCCCGACGTGGCGGGGCGTGTCGTAGCAGGACGGGACCGGCCCTGACTCCCACTCGGCGGTCAGGGCGTTGCCTTCCTTGTCCAGCCCGGCCAGCTCGGCATGCTTGACGAACTCGAACTCCTCGAACTCCTCCGGCTCGGCCCGGGGCGTCTTGCCCGCCGTGACCCGGATCGACTCGTTCTCGAACGCGGCGGCCTCCACCTGGCGCCGTACGCGCGCTGTGCGCCGGAACAGCGCGCCGGCCTTTGGCATCCCGGCGCGCTCCTCGTCGGACTCCTCGGGCCGCTGAGGCTCGTCCCCGCCGGGCGGGGCGCCATCCTCCTCGGCCTCTTCCTCCATCGAGCCGTCCATCGGGTCCTCGCCACTCTCCTCGGCCTCCTGGGCCATCTCCGCGTCCTCCGGGGTGGGGGCCAGGTTCGGGAGACCGAGCGGGTCCATGCCGATCCGCTCGGCCATGATCGCCTCGGCAGCAGCCGCCGGCGGCAGCCCGTCGATCTGGGCCATAGGGGCGAAGTCCTGCATCAGGTCGTCGGGGATCGGCAGGCCCGCGTCGCGGAGCGCGATGAACGTCCGCTTGCGGGTCTCCTGCTCGGCGATGGCCATCTGGATCGCCTCGTCCTGGCTCTTCTCGATCTCGTCGTCCATGTCGAGGTCCAGGCCCCGGGTCCGGGTTCGCTGGCTGATCGGTACCCCCGACGCGCGCAGCGCCTCGGTGAACTGGCGGACCACGTCCTCGTCCTTAAAATTGAGCGTTTTGAACTTGAGGTCGGGGACCAACAATTTCGGCTGCTCGACGATGCGCCGCTCTCCGGACTCCTCGTCAACCTCCAGCACCTCTTCCATGATCACGAACCGGCGCCCGGCGCGCTCCTCATAGTCGTAGTGCTCCTGGGCCTCGGCCACGATCAGCGCCCGGGACCGGAAGTGCTGCTTGAGGTACTTCTGGTAGCGGGTCATGAGCTGGGTGACCAGCTCCTTGTTCAGCGCGTCGGCCGCGTAGGTCTCGCCCTCGCCGGCGCCCATCAGGAACGTGCGGGACAGGCCGAACACCTGGAGGACCCGGTCCTCGATCCGCTCGAAGTCGGGGGTCAGGTCCGGCATGTTCTCCTTGCCGAACACCTGCTCCAGCTCGATCGCGAAGTTGTGGATCAGCACCCGGAAGTCACCGGCCAGCGCCGCGTCCAGGGCCAGCTCGAAGTTCTCCAGGTCGTCGTCGGTGGGGATCCACGGGACCGAGGTGCCGAGGTCGCTGGCGGACGCGCCCAGCTTGGCCAGCAGCAGCGGGGTGTAGAGCCGGTCGGCGATCGAGTCGAGCGCCGAGTTCAGCATCTCCTGCTGGAGCATGGACCGCATCGCCCGGGTCAGCAGCGGGATGCCCCGGATGTTGAACGTGTCGCCCTTGAATTTGAGCTGGCGCAGCAGCACATTCGAGACCGGCATGAACGCGTTCTCGGACGTGTAGGCGGCCAGCTCGGGGTATTCCTGGATCAGCTTCTGGTACTCCCAGACCGGCTGCCGGGTCTGGAGGATCTGCCGGATGGTCCACGGCAGCTTGATGAAGTAGCGGGGGTCCTTGAGGAACGGGGACCGCTCCGCCTTGATGTCGGCGGGGTTGAGCAGCT